GCACTTACCGCTACCAAAAAAGATGGTAAAACAGTATACTTATCCGGACTTGTTGCATAAGAGCTCACTATGCCGTTAAAGAAAATTGTCCTAAAGCCCGGTGTTAACCGAGAGAATACCCGCTACACCACTGAAGGCGGCTGGTATGACTGCGACAAAATTCGATTCCGGCAGGGCACCCCCGAGAAAATTGGCGGCTGGGTCCAAAATTCCACGGCGCGGTTTTTAGGTGTGTGTCGATCCCTTATCAACTGGGTGACATTGGGGAGCCTAGACTTAGTGGGTCTTGGCACGAACCTTAAATACTATATTGAGCGCGGCACCCTTTTCTACGACATTACCCCGATCCGTGAGACAACCGCCGCAGGCGACGTTACATTTGCTGCGACTAGTGGATCTGCCGTAATCACAGTGACAGACGCGGCTCACGGCGCGGTAGCCGGGGACTATGTAACATTTAGTGGCGCGGTAGGACTTGGGGGCCTCATTACGGCAGATGTGCTAAATGCCGAGTTTGTTGTATCGACCACCATTGACGCGAACAACTACACCGTGGTATCCCCAACCGTGGCCAATGCTTCGGATACCGGGGACGGCGGGTCGGCAGTAGTGGGGGCATATCAGCTGCGCGTAGGACCTGCAATTGAGGAGGTTTTAGATGGTTGGGGTGCTGGATTCTGGGGCTTTGGCACGTGGTCCATTGGTATCCCTTCAGCAGAAGCTATTCGTATTTGGAACCATGCCAATTTTGGCGAGGACTTGATTTTTGGGCCGCGAGGCGGGGGCCTGTATTACTGGGACGCTACATCTGGCGTCACTGTTCGCGGGGTAGCCCTGACAGGCATGGGGGGCGCTACAGGTGTACCTACAGTGCACAACAGCTTGTTGGTTTCAGATGTCTCCCGTTTTGTTCTTTGTTTTGGAGTCAATCCTATTGGGACCGGCCCTATTGACCCACTATTGATCCGGTGGTCAGACCAAGAGAATTTTCTGGATTGGACACCTACGGTCACCAATCAGGCGGGAGATTTACGACTGTCTTACGGCACGCAGATTGTCACCGCCCGCCAGCAGCGCCAAGAGATTTTGGTTTGGACAGACGCTGCGCTGTACTCCCTGCAGTATTTAGGCCCACCTTATATTTGGGGTGCGCAGTCCATTGGCGAGAATGTGTCAATCATGGGACCCAACGCCGTAGCTAGTGCCAGCAATGTGTCATATTGGATGGGCAAGGATAAGTTCTACAAGTATGACGGGCGTGTACAGACTATGCGCTGCGATCTGCGTCAGTTTATTTTTCAGAACGCCGATCCGACTCTGACTCTTAATAGCGCCCAGTCAGATCAGGTGTTTTGCAGTACTGTTGAAGCATTTAACGAGATCTGGTGGTTCTACTGCTCAGCAGTATCCACTGTGCCTAATCGGTATGTGGTCTACAACTACGCCGAAGATATTTGGTATTACGGTGAAATTGAGCGCACGGCATGGCTTGACAGCTCCACACGGGGAAATCCGATTGCCACCTATAGAAACCGCCTAGTAAACCAAGAGGTGGGTGTTGATGATGAATCAGACGAATTCCCTGTTGCCATTTCAGCATATATCTCTTCGTCCCAGTTTGACATCGATGACGGCCACAACATCGGGGAAATCCGATTGCCACCTATAGAAACCGCCTAGTAAACCAAGAGGTGGGTGTTGATGATGAATCAGACGAATTCCCTGTTGCCATTCCAGCATATATCTCTTCGTCCCAGTTTGACATTGATGACGGCCACAACATGAGCTTTGTTTGGCGCATACTTCCAGACGTCACGTTCCGTGGCTCTACTGCTGCCAGCCCACAGGTGACGATGACGCTGCTGCCGCTAAAGAACTCCGGCTCAGGGTACACGGACCCCGCGTCAGTGGCAGGCAGCAACGAGGGGGGTATTGTTCGTTCTGCGCAAATTCCTGTTGAGCAGTTTACAGGGCAGCTCAACATACGGGTGAGGGGGCGGCAGATGGCTATGCGTATTGAGTCGGACAGCCTTGGCACCACGTGGCAGCTCGGAGCGCCTAGGATTGATATCCGTCAGGATGGCAGACGCTAATGGCTAATCCCCTTCTTCTGCCTGCCGTTCCTCGACTGCCAAGTGCCCCTGAAGCATATGAGAGGCAGTATGGGGACCAGCTCAACAGCGCGTTGCGCCTGTATTTCAACCAGATCAATAATTTCAATGCCGGATTGGCCAATGGGGGTCCTCCGTTTAACTACATTGACTTCAGCACTACGAACGGGGCCCTTAGCCATCAAACTGGGCGACTAGACTGGAACTCGACCGACGCAACGCTTGAACTTGATATGGAGTACGGCGTCATACAGCAAATCGGGCAAGAGACCTATGCCCGCGTCGGTAACACAACAGGCGTTACAATTCCCAACGGCACTGTAGTCGGTTTTGCAGGGGCTACACCAAATGCGCTTTTAGTGGCTCCTTACCTTGCCGACGGTAGCTCGCCCACGCAGTACATTCTGGGGGTCATGACGCATGACCTACCTAATAGCGGGCAAAGGGGGTACTGCACGACATGGGGTTTTGTGCGTGATCTGGACACAAGCGCATTCAGCGTCGGCGATATTCTGTATGCCAGCCCAAGTGTGGCGGGTGCGCTTACCAACGTGAAGCCTACTGCTCCAGATAACGTTATTCCGATGGCTGCGTGCATTGTGTCGGATGCAACAGCGGGTGTTATTTTTGTACGCCCCGTCATCACCCAGATGCAGTACTACGGCAAGTTCTCCAAGACGACAAGCCAGACGCCTGCTGCCATTAACACAGCATATCCCATCACGTTCACCACAACCGATATTAGCAACGGGGTGGTCATCGGGACGCCCACATCTAGGATCGTGGTCCCTGAATCGGGGCTGTATCAGTTCAATTGCGTGTGCCAGATATCTAGCGGCAACGCGTCCAAAAAAGACATGCGGGTATGGTTTAGGAAAAACGGCACTGATTTAGCTAATTCAGCTCGGATTGTGACATCAGACATCAGCGGTGGGTATGCAACCCTGACCCTGCTTCAGCCTGTATCATTAGCCGCAGACGACTACGTTGAGGTGGTTTTTGCAGCAGATAGCACTAATATATCTTTGGCCGCGGTGGCCTCTACCGCCTACGCCCCTGCCGCTCCGGCGGTTTTGCTAGAAGTTACACAGGTTCAGCAGTAAGTGCATTGCCTGTACGCCCCTAACACAGTAAAATACCACTAAATTTACCCGAGGATACAGAGATGGCTACAACCCCAAGCGCACAAGGGATCATGGATCTCCCCGAAAACGAGGATATGGCGCCGCAGGCCCCAAGTTTGTCGCTAAATGAGTCCTACGATGCAGTGATCACTGGCTTGCGTAATGCCAGCCCGCAGGCTGCGGATGATTACGAGCAGACAATGACCTCGTCTTTGCCTCCAGAACTGATGGAGATGTCGGCCGAAGACATTAGCAGTCTGCTACAGGTCTTTCAGTACTTGCAGGACAACCCCGAAGAGTACGCGCAGCGTATCGCGGAACTTATTGCCGATGGCGTGTTGGACGAGGGTGATCTACCTCCAGAATATGATCCAGAGGTACTGGCCACTATCGGCGCGCTTTTGTTGCAGGCTTTGAAGACAAAGCAAGGACCAATGACCCCGGAGCCGCAAGGATTTGCCCGCGGGGGCATTGCTGATGCAGCACGTCTCGTGGCCAGTCAGGGTCGCTCTGGTGACACCATGCTCGCGCATATTACGCCGCAAGAAGCGCAACTGCTCCGCAGCCGCGGCGGCATGGGCACCATTAACCCTGCCACGGGACTACGTGCAGGGTCGCTCTGGTGACACCATGCTGGCGCATATTACGCCGCAAGAAGCGCAACTGCTCCGCAGCCGCGGCGGCATGGGCACCATTAACCCTGCCACGGGACTACGTGAATATGGCTTCTTTAAGAAGATTTTTCGCGGTGCTAAAAAGATTGTTAAATCGGTCGTAAAAGTCGCCAAAAAAATCGTATCTAGCAAGATTGGTAAGATCGTGGCTACCGTTGCATTGGCCGCGTTCCTTGGCCCGGCAGCCGGGGCAGCCTCAGGCATGTTTGGCCTAAGCACCGCGGGGGCATTGGCTGCGGCATCCGGTGCCACAACCTTACTGGCAGGCGGCGATATAAAACAAGCGTTGATAGCTGGTGCCACAGGCTACTTCGGTGCTCCGGGCGGTACTGTTGCAAACTATGTAGGCTTACAGGGCATTACAAACGCCGCTGC